AAGAAATTGATATCAAGCTTTTAAATAAGCAATTTGGTGGCAATCATTCTAACTTTAAAATGAGTGCAATTTTTCGTGGCGACATGAAAACGAGAAGTGAATTCCATAAAAATATGATGGGATCCGCTGCCATGACTCCAAACGAAATTAGAATAGAAGAGGGTATGCAGCCTTATAGCGGCGGCGACGAGTATTATATTGCAAGCAATAATTTATCGCCGGTTTCTAGGCAAAATGAAATTATCGACTCGCAAATTAATAAACAAGTAGATAGCAACAAAGCAGACGACGCAATACAAGAAATAATTACTAACTAAACTCGTTACATACGCAGTAGGTTAAATGAATAAGTTACTTGTTATTGCTTTAGTTAATTCTCTTATTGAGAAAAAATTTAAGGCAATTCACGACATTCGAGGCGACCGTGGTTCGCGCGGCCCTAGGGGCTTTAGAGGAATTAGGGGCGAGGACGGCCAGCCTTTTAGCTTTGAAGAAAACCGAACAGAAATAAAAGATCTTATTTCAAACCATATAAACTTAATAAAAAAAGATATATCTCTAAAGTTTGAAAACTTAACGGATCAAGAGAAAGGCGAATTAAAACTTTCCTTTGATGATTTATCAGAAACGGATATTTCTCAACTTAGAGGGCCAAGAGGCCAAAGAGGTAAGACGGGGCGCAGTATTGAGTGGGCCGACATTGAGGAAAGCGTCTTTTCACAAGTAAAAGATCTTTATTCAAAAAATATCGACGAATTAAAACTTAAGTTTAGCGACCTTACAAAAGAAGAAAAAGACACCTTAAGATTACGGTTTAACCAGTTAAGCGAGTTAGATAAATTAGAGATAAAAGGCGAAAAGGGCGATCGTGGTTCGCGGGGCTTACGTGGACAAAAAGGTAGGCAGGGCGAGGAAGGTAAGCAGGGTGAAAAGGGCGAGCAAGGTATAGGTTTACGCGGGGCCATCGGCCTTACGGGATTAACCGGAGCCAAGGGCCCGCAGGGCTTACGCGGTAGCGATGGTCAAGACGGGAAAGATGCGCCAAAGATTATTCAAGTAAAGATTAAGAAAGTAGGCAAGAAAATAGTTTTTGTTTTTATTTTTGATAATGGAGAGGAAACAGAAACCAATAAAATAGACTTGCCAGAAATATCAACAATAATTAATCAAAGTATAATGGCAAGCTCAGGCGGCGGCAGTGGTGGCGAGCTAGAGTTTTTTAGTGACGGAGTTAGTCTTGGCAGTTTTGAAAAGGTCGACTTTTTAAATGCCGAGGTTTCGGTTGATCCGATTGATCCAACAAAATTAAACGTAAATACTCAAACGTGCATACCAGTATTGGACGAGGGAAACATTGTAACGACGTGCGCCACAGAGTTTAATTTTATTGGTGCGGGCGTACAGGTTGTGCCAGAGCAAAAGATTGTAAATTGGGACTCGTTAACCAACGTCGATTCTATGGCCACCTATGCGGGCGATCCAAATAAGGTTGAGGTTTTAATAGACAATGTTGCGGCAAGTGTTGCTACAATAAATGACAATACATTTACGGAAATAAAACAAGTCACGGCCACAGAGGATTTGGCCAAACAAATTATTTTAGAGCAAACGCCGACGGATAACTTGAAAGTTATAATAGATATTGTCGGCGGCACAAGTCAGGTACACGGCACAGACTTTATAGTTTTTGGAAATACTTTAGACTGGAATGGTTTAGGAATGGAAACCATAATAGACGAGGGTGATATAATAAGAATTAACTACGTTATTTAGGAGAGTAAAATGAGCAGAATTTTAGGAAAGTTTGTACAAGATTCAACAATTACAGACTTACAAATTAGATTAAGAAATAACCTCGCACTTAGAGTTAGAAATGCGGCCGACTCAGCAGACCTTGAGATATTAAAAATATCTAATACCGACGCGCTAACTGTATTGCGTCAAATGAGTATGAACGGCGCAAAGATTACAGACCTTGCGAATCCAACGGCACCACAAGACGCTGCTACAAAGTCTTATGTTGAGGCAATTGTTTCTGGCCTATCAGATCCAAAAGATGCGGTAAGGCTTGCCACTAGCGCAGCACTTGCGGCGGTAACTTATGATAACGGTACGGCGGGCGTAGGCGCAACATTGACGGCCGACGCTAACGGCGCATTAGGCGCAATCGACGGAGTTACACCGGCACTTAGCGACAGAATCCTAGTTAAAAATCAGGCATCGGGAATTGAAAACGGTATCTACCTTGTCTCAGACCTTGGTGACGCAGGTACACCTTTTGTTCTTACAAGATCGACAGACGCAGATAATAACGGTTCGTCGGCGTCCTCAGTTACTAGAGGAATGTTTACGCAAGCCGTAGAGGGTGCCGATAACGCAAGTCTTGGTTATATTTTAACAACTAGCTCAAGCGGCGGCGATCCAAAAGGCGAGCTTGTACTTGGCACCGATTCGCTTACTTTTGCTCAAATGGGCGAGGTTGTTCAAGCCGGTCAAGGTCTTACAAAAACCGGACAAACAATTGCGGTAGATAACGGCGACGGTCTTGGTTTTAATGTTGGCGATCAGTTAGTGGTCTTGGTAGACGACGACTTAGTAACGGGCACGACTAAAATTAGTGGTGGCGCGGTCGCGGGGCGTAGAACTTATGAAGAGTCATTTACTTTAAGTGGTACTGATATTTCAAACGGCTATGTTGATCTTTCAAAAGTAGCATCGACAGGTTCGGTTATTTTTCAGCCTCGTTTTGGCATTAGACAAAAAGACGTTATCGACTTTACTGTTAGCTATCAAGGTGGCGCATCGTCAAAAACTAGAATTACGTGGATTGGTGATCTTTCATCTATTCTAGTTACGGGCGACATTATTGATATCGCCTTTGAGTCGTTAGATTACTAATGTCAAAAATAGATAACAAATACTTATTAAATTATTCGACACAAACCTTGCGGGACGTAGACCTCGCAGGTTTGGCCGTCGATGATTATTTAGTTTTTGACGGATCTAACTTTGTTAACAAACAAGTCAATAAGTACGGCACCGACTTTTCTTTTAAAGAGAGAGTCGGGCTTGAAAGTTTTTCGGGCGGTACTTTTCAGATATACGACTCGTTAACATTTAATGTTAGCGAGGACGGGAATAATTCTTACCGCTTTAATGCGGATTTTTTGTGGGGCCATGACAGTGCATCAAGCGACATAAGGATTGCAATTAGAATTGACGGCGGCGCAAATATAAAGGAACTAAGAATAGAGCCAAAGGATAGCAGCACAGATCAAAGGTTTCAAAACAACATTCTCAAGTATTTTGTAAACTTATCGCAGGGCCTGCACGTAGTGGACTTGCTTGTTAGGCCCTCGTCGAATAGCAGGACTAGCCGTATGTACGAATCAATCTTGGAGATTCAACGATGCCAATAATGACAATAGAAAAGACCGAAACGGCGAACGGATTTATAGATTCTGGTAGCCTATATAGTGAATTGATTTTGGCAGGCTTACCGGTCGCATCGGTTAACGATTCGCTAGATAGTTTTTTTAATATATCTTATTTAAGAAACTTAAGCACAGAAGAGGCGACCAGTGCCGAGTTAATATTAGCGGCGCATACGGGCGAAAGTTTGGCTTCGGAGCCTATGCAGTATCAAGAAATTTTACCAAAGGGCGGCGAGCGAGTAACAGACCGAGGTTTTCAGTTTGACGCAATCGCAGGACAAACCACAACGTTTGATTATCCCGTAACAGAAGAATTGTTTGTTAAACAAGGTTTTGCTATAGCTCATGATTTTGATAAAAGAGATTTTACTTCTATGGCAATAGTCCACCCTGCACTCGGGCCTATTCACTACTATTTAAAAGACATACCTATGGATATCCATAAAGCCGACAAAACAGTAGGTATTGTGACGGCCGAAAATAAAGCGATAACTGAGACAAATTTTAATGGGTTAATCATTAGAATGACATATAAATCACATGGCACAATTGACGTACATGTTTGCGTAACAATGAGGACTTACTCGTAAAGGTAATTAAATAATGAACTTAACAGTTATTTTTATTTTCTCGATAGTAGTAGTTTGCGCCTTATTCGATGTTTGGATTATCTGGAAGAAAGGAAAGAGAGAGTCGATTAGTGCCCATGTTATTAGAGGCTCAAAGAATTTCCCTTTGTTGGTTTTGGCCTTTGGTATATTGCTTGGCCATCTTTTTTGGAACATGGACGACCGCGACATATATGAAAACTATTGTGAAAACATAGAGAAAAACGTAATTCCAAAAATTGATAAATAGCGTTATAATATAAATAGTAAATAAATCAGGTGACATTATGCTAGTAACACTTACAGAGGTTAAAACTTATTTAGGAGAGTCAACGGCTACCTATGATGATTTTCTTAACCAACAAATTGCATTGTATTCAAGCGCTATTGAAAATTATTGTAATAGGAAGTTTTTAGCGGCGGCATATACTCAAGTTTTCTATTGGTCAGATTATAGAGATAGGGAAAGGAACGATAGACTAGAAACTTATCATTTTCCCTTAAACTCAATTACCTCGATAAAAGAAATAGTTACTATCGACGGCGTAGATAACGAGGCTACATTAAACGCGGCCGATTATAGATCGGGTAGTACGGGGCGAGTTTTAAAGCTTTATGATGGCTATCCTATGCGGTGGTTTTCTAATCTTTATGGAAATGGTCGAATAGAAATAGAATACAACGCAGGCTATGTTGAATTGCCTCAAGAGCTTAGGCACACTATCTATAGATTGATTGAAAAAGATTACAACAAAAAAGTCAGTGGTATTGCTCAGGACTTTGGCGACAACGTGCAAAGAATATCTATTGCGGGTACTATTGCCCTAGATTTTGATTACAGCTTGCAAGCGAATGAGCGTAACGCAAAGTTCGGCATGCTCGTAGGTAATTATTCAAACGTATTAGATTACTACAGATCAATGAGAATACTTACTGGAAACTTGGACGAGGTTTATGTCAGTTAATTTACAGGCAGCTTTTAACATGGCCCTTTCAATGCAATCGCGTAGCGTAGAGCTATATGATTCTAGGACTGACACGACTTATAACGTAAAGATTGCGCCAAGCAATTACTTTAGAAATTTTGCGGCCGTAGACGACATGGCAATTGAGGGCCGCGAATTTGTTATTTCTCAAAGTGTTGTCTCAGAATTGTCTATAACAATAAGGCGAGGTTGGAAAATTATTGATCCTGAGCTTGGCGGGTTTACTATAAGCGAGGTTAGGGAAATGGTCGGCCTTGGCAACATAATAGGTTATCGACTAAGGACAAATTAACCATGGCAGCTTTTAGCGTCGAGACAACTATAACTGACAATAAGGGAAAGACGGTTTCGCCTCTTAAGGCCCTTACTAGGGATAAGGTTGGTCTAGTGAATTTTAAAGAATTCGCAGACGACTTTAAGCAAGGTCTTATCGGGATAGCTAGGGACACTTTAAGAGAGGAACAATCGGGGGGCTTTGACAAAAAGCCGCGCACGAGAATTGACGGAAAGTTTGACAGAGATCCTGCAACGGTCTTGCCCTTTGGACGTCTTGAGTTTTTTGCTAGAGTATCGTCAATAGAGGCCATAACTGAGGTTTGGGATTTAATACAAAAGAGAATAATTGTCGATACGGGCGAAATGAAAAACAGCAATGTTGTCATGGTTAATGATTTAGTCATTGCCCGAACTAGAGGCGAGTTAGTTAGTTACTTGAGAAAAAATAGTCAAAAGCTTGGCGACGGAACTAAAGTTACTTTTTTGAACACGGCACCTTATGCGCGGAAACTTGAGCGCCTTGGTTATCGCGCAGGCAAAAGAGGGCTTAGGGGATCGACTAGGAAAAGTAGAAAAACAAAAAGTCGTATCACGGGAAATTTAATTAGTGCGCCAAATGGTGCTTATTATCTTTCATATAAAAGAATTAGAAGTAACCCAAAAACTAAAGGCATTGCCAACTTTTTTAGGTTTCAATATATAACCGGTGGCAATCTTGGAAACGCAATACCTAGTGACGGTAGGCGTAGAACATATAGCCACCAGTTTAATAGCGAGGGCCGCGCAGGCAGGCCTTATTTATATCCGGCCATTGTTTTTGAATTATCACAAGCGGGCTTAACCAAGGGCATTGGCGGCGATGGCGGTCAAACATTTACGGAGTAAGTTGTGAGTTCAGTTTATGTTAGGACGGAAGTAGAAACATTTATAGGCGTAGAGCTACCGAGTGAAACGGCCTTGGACGTGACGGCGCAATTTGATTACTTGCAAGATTTTCTAGCAGACAATGGGGTAGGCATTAAAGACAGATGGCTAGGCTTGCAATATGTAGGAAATGACGAGGTACCTATAAGCATAGCGTCAAACAATACTCAAGGTTGTTATCGAGAAACCGGCTCTATTTTTATTCACATAGTCGAGCCCGTAAGTAATAATTCAACAGTAAACATTTTAACGAGATCGGAAAACATTAGAAATAAATTTCGTGGTCAAAGTATAAATGGGATTAGAATAGAATCGGTTACACCACCGAATTTTGAAAGTGGAGCGACCTTAAATTTTGACGGTGGCTATACAGCCGCGGCCGTCGTGGTAAACTATGAATATGATATTAACTTATAGGGAGTAAATAAAATGAGTTCATCTAACCTAGTGAGAGTGGCCTTTGTGCCCGAAACCGTTTACGGACAAACACCAACGGGTACAAACTACACGCAAGCTCGTTTTACAAGTGATAGCTTGTCAGGCTCGCCAGAGACAACGGAGAGTCAACAAATTAGAGTTGACCGTTTATCAAGCGGTCAGGTAGCGACAGGTCTAACGGTCGCCGGTGATATTAATTTTGAACTTGCAAAAGAATCTTCAATAGACGAGTTAATTGAAAGTGCAATGTACTCGTCATGGGTGGCGTCGGCGGCAGTATCAGAGGATCTTACCATTGACACCGTAGCGGGCACTATTACTCGTGCGGCGGGTGACTTTAATGGCGAGG